CAGCCGCGCACATGCCGTGGGAGCGGAACGTGGTGGCACGCTTCCGGGCCAGTGAGAACGGGTCGCCTTCGCCGTCGATGTTCTCGGGCATGCGGTCATAGTCCGTCAGCCAGAGGCGCGGGATCGGCTTACCGGAGAGTTCGTTGATCGCGGGCCACGACATCGAGAGCATCATGCCTGAGCGATACTGCTTGTCGAAGGTGTTGTCGCTCTGGGTGCCCGCCGCCAACATCGCGCCGATGGCTGTGCTGTGCCGATGCAGACGGTCGATCCGGCGGATGCTGAAGTCACGCGAGGTCGTCTGCGAGGTCTGGACGATCATCATGTCAGCCGGGTCACACTTGGCCGAATACCCCACCCAGTTCAGGGCCATGTCGGTGTTGTGAGTCGCCACCATCCCGGTCCCCGCTAGAAAGAGGTGATCGTCTGCGGCCACTCCGATACAGCGAACAGGAACCGAATCTACCGGGTCTATCGCCCGGATAAACCTACGCGAAGTCTCCCCACGGCGAGTGTTTTTCTCCGCACTCGGGAGGTTTCGTTTCCTCGGAATCGAAAAGGCATCCTCTCCGTTGTAGATCGTAAATAACACATTCCAAGACCCTCGTCCGAGGCCGGGCTTATACTTGAGTCTGGCTTTGAAACCAAGGCTCACAGCAAGTTCTGAAACTTGCCGTGCTAGGCTTTCGTCAACCGAGGTAAACTGAACCGCGCGCTTATGGGGGCCCGAAAGTCCTCCATCCGTGTCACACAAGCCGCGCAGGAGTTCTCTACGCTGCGGCTCCGAAGAGCGGAGATATTCTGCTGGGATTCTTTTTCCTAGTCCTCCACCAAGCCCCATCGTGGATAAATACTGGTCTATGAAAACCCCGTCGGGGCCACGAACTCCGAGGGCGTAGCAGCGGTGCAAAGAACTAGGTTTGTAGGTTGTGGTCTTGTATCCCCGTGCAACGATTTCAGCCACCAGAGCCTCTTCGTCGTCCCGCCCACACGAAACGTAGCCATAGAGTTCTGACCCGTCCCCTAACCAAACCCCAAGGACGTAGGGGTCCATAAATAACTCCTCCTTGGGCAACTCCAAGGGGGGCGCGATACGGACGCTATACCGCGCACGTTTACCTGCGAGAACGCCAGCGAAGACCATCTCCTCCGTTGTCACTATCCGAGGTTTGCCTCGGTTCACGTCCTCTACAAGCCAGCGATGCTCCCCGTCTGCCACGATCTCTGTCCCGTCATCGAAGACGACACGGTAACATGGTCGGTCGTGCTGAACGGGATTGGCTACCAAGACACGGGTTGGTTTTCCATCTGCCCCGAAAACCTCGTCCCCTACCTCGATCCCCCCCATAGTTACCCACCCTGATGGCGTAGCGATAGGCGTGTCGAGGGCTAGACTCTTGCCGGTCTGGGCGGGTCCCGCAAAAGCCATGCCCGTGAACCTCTGCGATTGCAGCACGTCCATAGGCTCGACCAGATAGGGGGTCGTGTTGTTCAGCCACGGACCCACATAGGCTCCGGGGTTGTTCAGCTTCCGGTATTCCTCGGCGGACTGGGAGACGGTCATCCTCTTAGCCGGGCGCACTGCTTCGGCAGCCTCCAGAATAAGGTTCTCTAGGGTGACTTCAGATAAGGTCGGAGTAGTCATCAGCATCGCTGTCTTCTTCCTTCAGAGCAGGGTTCAAAAGGACCGTGGAACCCTTCTTGGCTTCCGTCAGCATATCGTTCAACTCCGCAAGCTGGGGGCCTGTCATGTGGGTTTGAGCGTTCTCTTGGAGCGAGTCGAACATCTCCTGCTGGAGTGTGTCGGTCATGCTGTTCAAGACCTCACGCTGGTCTTCCGTAAGCCCGGTCTGGCGCTCGATAGTGTCCCCCCAAAGTTGGATCGTGAACTTGACCGTCTGGAACATACCGCCGATGACCGACCGGGCCGTCTCGGTCCTCCAAAGCTGCCCAGCGTTCTCCTCCCACTTCTGCCGCTTCAACTGCGCATCCCAGAACGCCGTGTTGATAGCCGGGGGAAGGTCCTCGCGCTTGATCTGCTTCAGCACGTCCTCGACGCTGATCTTAGGCTCCACAAGATACTGGGCCGCCGTGGCGAGGTCGTAGAGGTGCTGGGTCTGGGTCTTGCCGCGCTTCTGGCTGTGCTTGATCGGGCAGTTCACCAGAAGGCGTTTCACCTTCGCCGGGTCAAGCTGGAAGACCTGCGCCAGAAAGCTGACGGACACGCCTTGCAGCGCGCTATCTGCGAGGCCAAGCCCGGTCTGGCCTTTCTGGGTGTGCTGCTGCATCCGATCATCAATATCGCTCATCGTGCCGCCTTCTCTAACCTAATTCTAACCGCGTCTGTTATCTGGTCTTGAGTAGCACCTCGGTCTTTGAGAACATCCAGAACATCGTAATCTCCCGTCCCCACGGCTAAAATCCTATGGAGGAAAACCCGATCTTGCTTTTGTCCTGACCTGTGCAGTCTCTTTATAAACTGCCTATATAGTTCTAAGGAAAAGGTAAGCCCATACCACACGGCTATGTTCGACGCCTTCTGGAAATTAAGCCCATGGCCCGCGCTGGACGGGTGCGTCACCAGCATCTTAATCTTACCCTCGTTCCAGTCCCTCATGTCGTTCCGGCCTTCACCAAATATCCGACACCAAGGAAAACGCTTCTTGATAGCATCCTTATCAAATTTGAAGCTATAGGCAACCAGTATTGGCCGACCCGCAGCTTCTTCTACGATGGACTCAAGAACGTCCAGCTTGTGGTCGTGAACCTTGAAGGCACTCTTGTCCTCCCGATATAGACTCCCGTTGGCATATTGCAGCAGCTTGCCTGTCAGGACGCCATTGTTGACCGCTTCAATGATCTCTGGCTCCCCCCAGCGATCCAGCACCTCGAACGCGGTTTCTCGCTCGAACTCCCGGTAGCCCGCCATCTCGGACTTGCTCAAGTGGACTTCGTGGTCCACCGGAATCAGGGGAGGCAGGTCGAGGTAGTCTTCCTCGCGCAAGCTGAAGAAGATGTCCTTGATCCGGCCCATGATCGCTTCTTCGGAGCCGGGCATAGGCTCGACCTTATTGGTCTTCCGTATCTCCCGGAACCACCGCTGCTTATAGGCGTTCATGGACTTGCCCAGACGCTCCCCTCGGTCGATGGCGAGGATGGGGCCATAGAGGTCAATCAGGCCATTGGGGCTGGGCGTTCCCGAGAGTTCGATGATCTTGGTCGTCTTGTCGTAGACCTTCATCAGGCATCCGAGTTCGGTCCTGCGCGGCAGGGAGACCGAACCATCTTCTCGTGGTTTCGGATTCGTTTGGATGACGCCTTTCTTCAGCCTGCTCGCTTCATCGTAGACGATCAGGTCGAAGTTCCACCGCTTCACCCCAAGGCCCTTCAGGAGCCAGAGCAAATTCTCGCGATTGACGATGGTGATCTGGCAAGGACCAACCTTGAGAGCAGCCCGGCGCTGAGGTTCGTCTCCTGTGACCACCCGATATTTCAGGTGCCGGGCAAAGTCCCACTTGGCGATCTCCTCCGGCCACGTTTCCTCGGCCACCCGGAGAGGGGCGATGATGAGGACGTTCTTGATGAGTCCCTTCTTGAGGAGGTGTTGGACGGCGTAGAGGACCGCTGCTGTCTTCCCCAGCCCCATCTCCGCGCCGATGTAGACCCCCGGCAACTCGATCATCTTCTGCGCCATCCACTTCTGGTACGGCCTGAAGTGAGCGTAGGTCAGAACCTCCTCGGGAGGCCCATAGATCATCTCTATGGCCTCTATGTCGGTCAAGTGCTTGGGGTCTACAGGCTTCATATCATCCCCATCCCATCATCTAATCTGGGTCCATTGTTGCTGCCCGGCAGTATCCAAAGGATGCGCAAGGCGTCTTCTATGTTATCACACACATGGACCTCCATGCCTGCGGCTCTCATGCGCTCATGCTCAAGAACCTGAGAGCGTCGAGGCTTCTCGCCGGGAGCCTTGAACTCAATCCAGACTGTGCCCCGATCCTCGCGAGAGAACACCCGATCCGGCGCACCCTTGCGGCCCGGCCACTGCACCTTGCGCTCGAAGTATCCCGCAGCTTTCGCGCGTGAAACGACAGGCATCTCGATGGCAGATTCACGCATCGACTGGTTCGACCCCCTCTACCTTCAGGCAACTTCCCCTTGGGCCTATGCACGGCTTTGCCAGACCGAGGTTGACCAGCTTCCGAAGCGGCCTATTCCTCTGGCCGTCTATGTCGATAGGTCTATAAGACATTGTAATCACTAATCTTTTTTAAACACCTTGGTCTTGAACCCAGCGGAACCAAGGGGGAGGTCTTGCGCCCACCGGGGCTTCTCCTCCATGCAGTCCCGCAGGATCGCGAGATCGTGGTCTGCTTTCTCCTCGGT